CGGCCCTTGACAAGCCGCCGTGTATTCCCCTTCGTATACAATGACTGCGCTCGGAGGTATTATGTTAATGACCGTCAAGGCTATCCTTGAGATAGCATTGCTGGTGTTCACAGCACTAACTTCAGTGATGAAGCTCGTGCGTCGCCCTAAGAAGCGACAGATACCTCGTATGCGCAGGCTCAGATCCCGTTAGATCTGCATTGTATACGGAATCTAGGAGGAACGCTCTATGAGACACCGAGTTAGGAGTATTCCTAACAATGAGAAGGTTGCCGCCTCTGTTAAGAGGTACAACTCCCTCACGGGGGCCACATCGACCGCAATGTCCTATGTCAGCGATCTTAGCTTTAACACTAAGACCGAGACTATGGACGATGAGGTCAATGACCCGCGCAGGAAGGACTGGAAGCGAAAATTGCAACGTCGGATCGACATTGCAAACCAGATCCTTGATCCGGTATTGAGAAACTCTGTGAAGAGTGACTTTTATACCGCATCTGTCGAGTGTCACAAGTGTACGCACGTTAAGGTCGATCTAGACATTAACGACGTCGCTATGACGTCTCAACACGCTACGCTGCCTCATATGTCCTTTACCCACACCTATCAGGGAGGGTATGCTTTCCATCAGTTTCTAGGCATGAGTCTCAGTGCCGGGGATAAGAATCGAATTCTTACCTACTGGTCTACTGCCGCTCGTGCTTATACAGCTGAAGGTTATCATACTCCTGATTGGTTCGCTCTCCTTGACCGTTGGCATGAGAGTTGTAACAATCTCCTGCCGAGTGCTTCGCTGATTGGGGAGTCAATCGTAGAGAATGCTATCTTCGTTGATGCATTCAAAGCTATATTGAATCCTTCTTCGGCGCTTAAGACGTTCCTTCAGTTTGCACTGAAGTATCGTAAGCATAAAGCGTTCAAGAAAAAGATGGGTCAGGTCGCTCGTACGTCAGCTGATGCCTTTCTTGGTTACAATTTCGGCATCGCTCCAGCGATCGATGAGTTACGCAATATCTTCTTAGCCCATAAACGGGTTTCGAAGCGATTGAAGTTTCTCAGAGATAACGCTGGGGGTTACGTACCAGTCAGAGCAAGGGGAGTTATCCCCTGCGATTACACTAACTCAGACAGTTTTACGTCGCCAAGGGTCCTTTGCGTTAGCAAAGGATCCGAGGCAACCATCAGCTGTCTAGCTAAGGTCAGAACTGACCTAGATTTCGCTCAAGATTGGAAAGCTTACATGCAGTACTTTGGACTTCACAAGTTCATCGGACTCGCGTGGGAGCTTATTCCACTCTCTTTTGTTCTGGATTGGGTAACGAATGCTGGTGATTATGTATCAAAATACACAACGCCGCATTTTGCGTCCCCGTTCTATAACATGCGGAATCTGTGCCACTCACTAAAGAATTATGTGGTCGAAAAGTACGTTGTACCCAAAGACTACTACTTTAATGAGTATGCGTCTCGTTTGACCAGTGAGGCCACAATTGCTTATGGCACCACCGCGTCTTACGAGCGTAATCGTGGACTTCCTAGTACATCGGGTAATGTTGACTTTTCGTTACTCGGTACCTTCCACGGCCTCGCTTCCTCTGCGCTTCTGATCCAGAAGCTAACAGGAGGCAGCCTTAAGTCGTGAAACGGCCACAAAGCCGCGAATCGTCTCCCAATTCATACGGAGACAAACCTGGAGCTGTCTATGTCTATTACTGTCAACAAGTCCGGATCTACCACCGATGTCGTGTACGACTTGGCTTCCCAATCGGCGACTGTTAAGGAGTTCGTGTGTGCAGCCTCCGGCCTCTCTGAGGCCGAGCGGCTCACCGTGACTCACAACCTTCGTCCGAATGGAGCCAAGGGAACCGACGTTCATTCCTTCGTCTTCTCGAAAGGAGACGTGGATGATGTCAGCGGTGCCTTCACGCTGGGAAGCGTAGAGGTAATTATCCGTGTTCCTCGTGCAGCCGGGTTTACTGATACGGTCATCAAAGACCTTACCAAGCAAGCCCAGTGCCTTCTGAACAACACGTTCGTTGTTGCTCTTAAGAATGGTATCACCCTTGAAGGTGACTATTCGCAGAGCGGCGCGTTCGTGCCGAACTGAAGCGAATTAGGACTTGTTGCACATAGACTGACTGGAGGTGTGCCTATATGGGTAACCTTAATAGCCAGTTTCGAGCAACCGAGCTCCACCTAGCCATCATGGCTGACGGTGAAGCTCGAGGAGTTCCCTTTCTAGATCGAGACCGACAGACTTTGACTTCAAGGTCAAAGGCTGAAGGATCAAGCTTTATCTACGTAACTCTCCCCAAACTTGGAAGAGCCGTAGATAGAGGATTAGTCACCGGGACATTTGATTGTCCTAATGGCTTCTCGCTCTACAAGGAAACCCGATTACCGAAGTTTCTGAGGTCTGTCATGCGACAGGTCTTTGGGGACGACGGTAGAATCCTCGAGCAACCTAATATCTCATCCATATTCTTCCTACGCCAACTTCTCCTGATCAATAGTAAGGTTGTAAAAGCCCCTACTAAAGACGAAGAAGAAAAGGCTGTCAGGGGATTCGAAGAAAGACAGCAAGCCTTACGGCGAGTTGTCCTACCAAAGGATCACCCTGTCCTCAATCTTGCGCAAGCAATATTGGGGAAGGTTCTTACTCGACTCGATCTTACCGACATTACTCCTAGGCATGGCCCGGGAGTCGTGCACGAAGGCCGAGATCGGGATAAGAAGTGGGATTTTACTTACTGGCCTTCCCAGGTCAATAGGTTTTATCCCTTTTATGAATATGGCGTTCAGTCCTTAGAGCACCTTAGGTCTAAGTCCAACCGTGTTATCTTCCTGGATAGGATGATAACGAAAGTTTGCCTTGTTCCTAAGGACTTTAGGGGACCGCGTCTTATTTCTGCTGAGATGTCTGCTATGCAGTATCTCCAGCAGGGTCAGATGCGTTCGATGATGTCCTACATGGAATCCCATCCTATTCTTCGTTTGTCGATGCGGTTGCAGGATCAAACCTACAACCAACTCGCAGCCAAGAGTAGCTGGGAAGACGGTACCTTCACGTTGGATCTCTCCGACGCGTCGGATACCGTCTCTCTCCCCCTTGTGTGGTTCTTGTTAAAGAGAACCTCTAAGTTAAGGAGACTTCTATGCTGCACTCGGTCGTTTGGTGCTACCTTTAACGGTCGCATTATCCGCCTTTGTGCCTTTGCCCCGATGGGTTCAGCGACATGCTTTCCCGTCGAGACATTGGTGTTCTGGGCTATGACAATAGCCTCACTACACCTTCATCGATATGGCAGCGTTTTGCGCTACCAGTCCTTGTCTGAACTAGCCTCCCTAATTCGCGTATTCGGGGACGATATTATCGCCCCTGATTCGTGCCGCGAAACTCTCATCTCCACTCTACAATCTGTCGGTTGTAAGCCCAACTTGGATAAAACTTGTTGGGTTACACCCTTTAGAGAGTCTTGTGGATCTGATTGGTTCGCGGGTACCTCTGTCACCATAACACGTAACAAAGGATACAATTATGAAGGCCGAGATAAGATCAGCAATGTCCCAGTATTGTCTGACTTGCAACGAAGATTATTCATTGCGGGGTTATTCAATACTGCCGAAGTTGTCCAAAGGTGGTGCGAAGAGATTCGCCCACTTCCTCTTATTCCTTACCGAACGTCGGAGCTCTTCGTTGATTCACTCAACGATTTGCTTCTTCGCAGGAGGGTCAAAGGGGGACAATACGATAGCGATCCTGTTGGGTCGATATCGTCCTCACCGGTTCTCAGCTGCGATTATTGTCTCCTCGTGCGGCATGGTAAGTTACCACGCCTGCGCTTGCGATACAATAATTCAGTTCAGACCGTTGAGGTCAGAGTGCCGACTCTCGTTCAGAGGAGTCGGCGCTGGGGCTCTGAAGGATTCTCTCGTCTTCTGGCGAGACTTCTTTCAGACACTTCTGATCGGGTGGCTACC